TCTTGTTGGCGTAGGTCGCGGCCGTCAGCGTGAGCGAGCTCGAGGTGGCCCAGTCCGCGAACTGGTCGGCGCCGTCGCCACCCTGGACCGCGTCGGCCAGGCGGTAGCGGAAGGTCTCGGAGGTGGTCTGGGTGCCCGCGGACGCGCCGCTCTTGCACGTCAGCAGCGAGTTGCCGGTGATGCTGCCGAAGACGAGCAGGAAGGTCGCGCGGAACACTTTGCCCATGTTGATGGAGTCGCCCGTCGTGGCCGACGACCCGTAGTCGGCCGGCTTGACGACGGGCACCAGGGCGAGGTTTTCAGACAGTCGCATCGGTCTCTCCTTACGCCCTCGTCGCCAGGACGATGAACGGGCTGATCGTGGCCGAGCCCTTGAACGGCGTGACGGCCGACTTCCACTTGGGCTGACCCCCGACCCGATACACGGCTCGGAAGGCCATTTCGTCGGTCGTGAACGCGACGTGCATCGACCTGGCCTGCTGCACCCCGCCCTTGCCGATCAGGCGGTACTGGGTCAGGTCGGCCAGCACGAAGTCGCCGACGGTGCCGAGCGTCGAGGCGTACTCAACCGCGACAGCCGGACGACCCTTGATGCGCAGGATCCCCTGCTGGTCGTAGGACACGAAGCGGGGCTCGAGTGCCGCCGTGCCGGCTGGCAGCGTCAGCTCGTCGAGGGTCGGCTCGACGTCCTGGTTGTAGAGCCAGACGCTGGTGGCGCGACTGCGGATGGGCAGGCGTACCCACATCTTCGAGATGTTCGACGTGACGATCGTCGCGGCCGCCTGGCCAGTTTCCTTGGCCACCGAGATCAGGCACGGGTTCGCCGTGTTGGTGAAGCCGAGCGGCTTACCGGCCCCGTCGCCCTCGTAGATGGCGTCCTCGGTCTTGAACACCAGCTCCTCGGCGAATTCCTCCTCGAAGATGCTGGCCATTGCGCTGAAGTCATCCAGCAGCTCGTCGGTCGCATAGCCCAGGGCCGCGACCTTCTCGAGCTCGGTCTTCAGCTTGCGGAACTTGGGCCGCGAGCTGGTGATGCTCGCCGCCTCATCCAGCCAGTACCCGCGCACCGCGCCCGAGCGAGAGCCGTCCGCACGGCTGGTCTCGTCGATCTGACGCTCGACCAGGCCGCTGCCCGAAACCGGGATCGCCGACAGGCGGCTCAACAGGGCGCCGGTGTCGTGCATGCGGCGCTCGATGCCCGCGGCGAAGTCATCCTGGAGCAGATATCCGCCGTCGCTGTCGACCGCCTCGCTTGAGCCCAGGGCCGCGGCCATGAGCTGACCGCGCGCGCTGGCGTCGCGGTTGACCGTGGCCTGGTAGATGGCGTGCAGCTGCTCGCCCAGGTTGGCGAACGGCTTGTCGGCCGCGCGATCGTGCACATCGGTAATCGCCGCGGGCGCGTTCCGCTCACGCTGGCGGCGGCGCTCTTCGAGGGCGAGTTGAGCCGCGATGGCGTCCAGGCGCGCCTGGATAGCGTCGTCGCGCGTCTGCTCGGCCGCCGTCAAGTCGCGGCCCTCGGTCTCAGCCGCCGCGAACGCGGCTTCGCCCTCCGAACGCAACTGTGCCCTTTCGTCGACAAGTTGCTGATATCTGGTTGCCACTTCGGAACTCCTTTGCTCGCCCTTTTCGGGGCAACAGAAAAGGGCCACTCGTCTGAGTGACCCTTCGCTGAAACCGGGGCGAGCGTTCGCCCCTTCTCAGAACCCTACCTAGCCGTGCCTCGGCCCACCTCGCCGTTGCCGACCAGACCTTCGCCGCGCCCGGAACTCACCTCACCCACGCCCGACCGGACCACATCCAACCCCGCCAGTCCTAACCTGAGCGCGCCATTGCACACCACGGCCTCACCTTGCCGCGCCCAGCCCGCACCTAGCCATTGCTCGCCGCACCAAGCCCGGCCCCAGCAGTCCTGACCCGGCCCTACCCTTCCAGTCCCAAACCGACCAGGCCTCACCTTGCCACGCCAGTCCTCGCCATACCAGACCCGGCCGGGCCGATGCCTCGCCAAACCTCGCCACGCCAAACCGGGCCTTGGCTCGCCTCGCGCAGAGCCAGCCTCACCAAGGCACACCTGACCTCACCGCGCCGAACCAGGCCTGACCTAAGCCGTCGCCAGAGCTAGCCTCACCGAACCTCGAAGCGCGTCACGTTGTAGCGGCCGTACGTGGGTCGAAAATCGCCAACCCCGACCAACCGACCAGCCGACTGGATCACCTCGTTCAGCATGTCCGAGGAGATGTACTCGGGGAGCAGGACCTGGAGCGTGACGGTTGCCTGCCACCCGGCGCGCATCGCCGGCCGCTCGCGCGTCACACCATTGCGCTGGATCATCACCCGCCGCCTATCGAGGTAGTCCCACTCCTTGACCCCGAGAGGGCAGTGCTCGTCCAGCACGGCGATGCCCGCTTTAAACAGATCCATTGCGCTCTTGCGCGGGGAACGCGGGTCCTGCTTGAACTTCGCGGCGTTTACGATCGCCATCCGGAAGTACTCGCCTGGGATTGCGAGTGTGCCGCTCTCGTCTCGATACACGTAGGACTCGACGTCGTCGGACTTCTTCGCCTTCGAGCCCTTTGCTGCTTTCGACTTGGCCTCGACGGACTCGTTGTTCCAGCGATGGAACAGGAACGGGGCGCTGCCCTCGACCTGGACCGTTGCCACGTACGGCATCGTGAATTCGATGGCTGGCTCGGCCCCGTTCGACACCGGCGCGAGGGGTTCAAACGTCGATACCATCTAGCCCTCCTAACGGAATCTAGCTGATATCATCCTACCGTCGCCATCGCGGCGATAGCAAGGAGATATATGCTCGATACCGTCATGGTCGGAGAGGTTCGATTACTCCTGCGACTGCCGCCCGATTTGCGCGCAGCACTGGCCATCCTCGCCAAGCGAGAGACGCGCAGCCTCAACGGTCAGATCATTCACATGCTCCGGCAGGGACTACCAGAGGACCTGCGCGACAACGTCGAGCGCGACGAGACGTGAGACTTGGCACGCAAACAGTTGCCTGGCGGCGGCGCGTCTACCTGACCGTCTGTCGCTCAGGTCACATCGTGGAGAGCGAGAACGGGCCCCTGGTCAAAGTCGTGCTCGACCCGTGCGGGCACTGGTGCGAACCCGGCGACCGATACTGTTCGGCATGCGGCACGCAGCGGGCTGGCGAACGCGACTAGCCGAAGCCCTCGACTGGTTCGACCGCTGCGTACTGCGGCATCGGTTTCACCCGTGGCTGTGCGACTGGATCGTGTCGCTCTACCCGGTCAGGTAGCCCGGCGTCGCATCCGCCGCCGCCGCATATCCATCGACGGGCCGAGCGCCTGATTGAGCGCTCGGGCGGTTTCAGCAGCCTCACCAGTCGCAAGGCCAAGCGGCACGTCTGGCAGCTCGGCGCGGGCCTGGCCGGCGCGAGTCGGGCGTTCACCGCTGGCGAGCCGCGCGACGGTGTCGTCAAGGGTGCCGATGCGATCGGCCATCCCGAGCGTGACGGCCTGGCGGGCCATCACCATGCGGCCCTCGCCGAAGCCGGCCTTGACGACCGACGCGCTGACGCCGCGGCCGCGGCCGACGGCCGCCGTGAAGGAGCGGTAGTACTCGTCGACGACGCTCTGGAAGTGGGCCAGGCTCTCGGCGCTGAGTGGGCCGAACGGGTGGCCTTCGGTCTTGTACTTGCCGGCCGCGATCAGGGTGATCTTGACGCCTTCCTTCTCGAGCGCCGCGCTCAGGTCCTCGTGGGCGCGGATGACGCCGATCGAGCCGACCTGGCCACCGGGCGCGATGACGAGCTCGTCGGCCTGACTGGCGATCCAGTACGCGGCGCTGGCGGCCATGCCGTTGGCCACGGCGACGACGGGCTTGCGCCCGCGCGCGGCGTGGACGGCGTCCGCGGCCTCGGGCGTGCCGAACACCGCGCCACCGGGTGAGTCGACGTCGAGCACGATCGCGCTGATGCTGGGGTCAGCCGCGGCTCGGTTCAGCTCGGCCCGCCAGCGACTGAGACTCATCACGCCGCTCGACTCGGCCATCTCGCTGGCGCGCGGGAAGAGGGTCCCGACCAGGGGCAGGACACGCACGGCGCCTTGCACCGTCGGGGATGGGTCGCGTCGCGGGCCGGCTCGGTCCTGGATCTGCTCGGCGCTCAGTCGTGCGCCGCTGGCGCGGATGGCGAGCAGCTCGACGATCGCGTGCAGCTTGAGCGGCAGGATGGCCCAGGGCTCGCTGGCGACCGCCTCGAGGATGTGGCCGTACAGGATCCGCTCGTCGGTGTCGGGTGAACCCCTCCGCGACGACAGGCTCACCATGTCGTCGGGGATCGATGGGCCGATGAGCCCTGACCGGTCGACCGTGCCGGCGCTGTCGGCCGTGATCGTCCAGTCGGCGGTCGTCGCCGTGCAGTTGGCGGTTGCCGCCGTGAAGGTCGGGTCAGTTGTCGGCATGGGCGACCTCCAGGAGCAGCGCCGCCATCGCGGCAGGGTCGGGCGGCAGGTGGACAGCGCCGTTCTGCGGCGGCAGGTGGAGCGCGCCGCTCGGCAGCGTGTCAGCCGAGCTCGAGGAGGAGCCGCCAGCCGGACCTGGCGGCGGCGGCGGGGTGCCGAGCGGGACCATGTTGGCGGGCTGCAGGTAGATGTCCCCCGCAGGGTCCCTGTTGCCGTCTGCGTCCTCGATCGCGTTCTCGTTCTCGAGGCGGCGGATGTCGTTGGCGCTCCAGATGCCCCAGTAGCGACCGAGCGCATACGCGGCGTAGCGGTCCTTCATGTTCCCGCGCATGAGCGCCGCCAGCTGGAACTCGGCAAAGAAGGCCTTTTTCGACACCAGCAGCTGCTGGCGGATCGTGTCTTCCCAGCGCTTGAGCCAGGGCAGCAACGTCCAGGTCACGTAGCCCAGGCTCATCTGCTCGATTCCGCTGCCCCAGCTGGTCGACTTCTGCTGGGACTGGAGCATGTGCAGGGGCACGTTGAACCAGCGCGCGACGTCGATGACCTGGAACTCGCGCGCGGCCAGCAGCTGGGCGTCCTCGGCCGTCATCGAGACCTGCTGCCACTTCATGCCTTCCTCGAGGACCGCCGGACGGTGCTGGCCAGCTGGTCCCGAGTGCTTCTCGGCCCAGCTCTCGCGCAGTCGCTCCACGGCGTCGGGGCTCAGGCGTCCGGGGTGCTGCAGGACGCCGCGCGGCGTGGCGTCCTGGCTGAACACGCGGCCGGCGTAGCCCTCGGCGGCCAGCGTCAGCCCGACGGTCTCGCGGGCGTACTTGATGATGCTGACGCCGGTCTGGCCGTCCAGCGACAGGCCGGTCAGGTGAAAAATGTCCTCGTAATTGACCGGTTGTTCGCGCCCGTCGGCGCCGCGGACCTGGTAGCGGATGATGTCGCCGTCGTCGCCGACCCGCTCGAGGCGGATGCGGTCCGGGTGGATCAGCTTGAGCTGGTCGACGAAACCGCGCTGCCCGGGCACGATGCGCGCGTAGGCGTTGCCGCGCAGCAGCAGGTGCGCCATGGCGGTCGCCTTGAACTGGAATGCGGTCTGGCGGGGCTCGCGACTGGGCTCGTCGTGCAGCAGCTCGTACAGCGGGTGGCTGGTCGCCTTCTCCTTGCCGCCGTCCGGCAGCCGTCGGTACACGAACAGGGGCAGCGCCCCGACCGACTCGGAGATCAGGCGCACGCATGCGTACACGGCCGAGGCCTTCATGGCGATCTCGGGCGTGACGGCGATGCCGGACGCGGTCGGCCCGCCGATCGGGCTGTACCAGTAATCGTCCAAAGCGCCGCGCGTGGTCACGGCCTGGTAGCCGCCGCGCAGGGTTTTGAGGAGCATCAGGCGGCGGCCTCCTCGTCGGTGTCGTAGATCTGGCTGCCGCGGCACACCGTGCAGCGGCCGGGCTGCGGCGCCGGCATCGTGAAGGGTGTTCGGACCCGCCTCGAGCACATCAGGCAGACCAGGACCAGCGGCTGGGGTGGCGGTGGCTCCTCGAGAACCTCGCGGCAGGCGGCGCACATGTAGCAGTCGGGCGCCTTCTGACGCCCGCACATGCTGCACAGGCAACCCGAGCACAGGGTCGGCCGTCCGCGCTGGCGGCCGCCGCAGCCGGGACAGGCCATGTCACTTATCGCCGGGGGTTTCGACGCGCCCGCGGAACAGGAAGCTACCGGCCAGTCCCAGCAGCCCGAGCAGCGCGCCGCCCGCGGCCTCGCTGCGCAGCACAACCGCCAGGTAGATGACCGCGAGCAGGGTCAGCCCGATCACCACGGCGCGGACGTATTCGTTCACGACAGGAGCGTTCAAGCGCCCATCCACACCGCCAGGGCGACCAGTCCGAGTCCCAGCACCAGCAGCGCCAGCGCCGGGGTGATCAGGAACGCGCCAACGAAGGCGCACGCGGATCCGACGACCAGCAGGAAGTCAGGCAGCAAGGGGCGAAGTTGAGACATCGGGTCCTTCCGCGCTGACGTCGCCGACGTATCGGCCAACGCCGCGGCGAGCGTCCAGAATGTGACCGCGCATGACGAGTAGCGACGCGTGGACGTGGATATTCATCAGCGCCCACGGGTACCCGCCGAACACGTATGGCTGGTCGTGGTCGCCGCAGCCGGTCCCGTCGCGGCTCTCGCCGATTGTCGTCATCGCCTGAACCCCCCTTCCCGAGGGCACTGCCGACGACGATTCAGAGGCTGACCAGGCCCCGCTCCTCATATACCGACTCGGCGATCGGGGTCTGGGCGCGGTAGGCCGCGATGGCGGCGGCGATCGCCGCATCGATCTTGCGTTTGCTGCCCTTCGGCTTCGACATCC